GATTGCGTAAAATCTTTATGCCAGAAAGCCCAGTTGTCTGCTCCGTTTCTTGGTTTGGTAATAATTATTTCAGGAACAACACCAAGATTATGAGTTATTGCAGTATTACCGGTACTGTTACCAGTATAAGCCACCACATCAAAAAAGCCTGCGGCGCGAGTAAACATATAAGATATATAGTTATTGCCAGAAGCATTTACGGCAAGGTGACTACCAACCTCCATACCGTCTTCTAAATCAAATCCGGTAATGTATACAGGAGGATTAGCCACACTTTCTGCTTGGGTATAATTTGAATACAGAGTTTGTCCCGCACCTCTCAGCCTGTCAGACCATAACCAATCTCCGTTACCGTTAAACTTTTTAACAATACCTAAATCAACAGGGCTGTTTGAGGACACTAAAGTACGGTCAGCAGTACTGTTTCCACTATAAGAATTAGGAGTAAAAACCTCAGTCCCAGACTCAGGAGTCTTCATTGGTCTGCGTATGGCTATGTAGATGTAGGTTCCATTAGGGTCATTCCAATCACCACCGCCATTACCCCAAGGGTAAAACCCGTTTGCCGCTACATAAGCGCCATTAAGACCTGTGGTGTTTTCAGCGTCACTTTCATTTGCATTTATTCTTGTCGGTGGGCTAACACCTTGGTTGGCGTTCAATCCTCTCATTGTGTCTATCATTGCCCAGTGCGAACTACCATTTATTTTTTTGAGAATAAGAAACTGCGGTTCAAATCCAAGGTCTACAAATACGCTTCCATCTGTACCGCCCGTATAACTCCCACACTTAATAATAGCCTCATCACTATCATCACCGAATGATTGGTCATCGTGGGCGAATAGGTAGGCGACATAAGTGCTACCACTAGTGTTTTCACTACCGACGGTAAAGTGAGTAGCTGTTGGCTCTTGAACCCAAGTGGCAGAGTTAGTGGATTTGGCGTTCGTTAAATCTAAATATATTCTCTCCTCATAGCCAAGTGCTTGATGATAGCAAGTCCAATTTCCAGCTAAATTTGTTCTCTTTGTAATGATAAATCCCGGCTTTGAACCCAAGTTATGCGCTATGTCACGGCTGCTCGTGCCATCACCCGTGTAAGTAACTACATCAAAAAAGCCTGCTTGTTTGCGGAATGACCAAGAACAAAATTCCTGCCCTAGATTGTTTGAGCCGTAGTGAGCGTTAACACCTAAAGTGAAGCCATTAGAATTAAATGAAATCAGGTCTTCAGTAGCTGTTGACGACAAGCCATTCGCATCAGTTTTATCGCTCTGCAATGCAACTGCTCTTCCTCTTTCAGTGTCCCACAGCCTATGGCTTCTTGAGCCATCCCTGCGTTTTATCCAAAGCAAACCACCTTCGCCAGCAAAGTCAATACCGTTATCTATCGCTAAAGTGGTAGGATTAGTACCCGTATACAAATAAGTAGAGAACACATCATCTACATAGACGGATTCACCAGCACCGCCAGAGGCAGCTTGGAATAACTTGTTAGAAGTACTCATTAGCCCATCGCCTGCCCAGCAGTAAATCCGTAGTAGGTCGTGCCGCCGTCATAAGTTACAAAAACAAAAACATCTACACCGCCAGATGTGGCAGTTAATGTAGGTGCAGTAGCTGCTGCCCAGTCCACACTTGCAGGCCACGTAATTGTTCGGGCCGAAGAGTCTTGAATAACTTTCAAACTAAATGCACTGACCTTGCCACTTGCAGCAGGGTTAGAAAATGTGTATGTCACGTTCTCTGAAAGTGTGTGAGTAAAATTGTCACCATCCCGTAAATTAATTGTGGCGGCATTTGAGCTAGAGGTGATTGCAGTAGATTCTTCTATCTTGCCGTTATCAAAGGTAACTACACCATTTGCATCTGCTGTGACGGCTTTAGAAGCAGCTGTGGTTCCTAGAGTAGTTATGTCTAAGTAATTAATCTCTGCGGTTGTAGCAGTTGCACCGTCCAAAATATTTAATTCTGCGGCAGAAGCAGTAACACCTGAGATTACGCTTGACTCCTTTGCTAAAGGAATACCACCAGCAGTAGAGCCATCGTGAATAACAGCAGTGTCTTTTGTAGTATCTACCGTGATTTCGCCTACGGCACCTGTAAAAGAAGAATGCTCAGAGGTTGTGCCTCTACGAAATTGTATTTGAGTAGCCATTATGTAATTGCTCCATAATCGTTAGAAGCAGTTAAACTGCCAGTAATAAGACCATAATCTTGAGTTGTTAAATTTTGAAGTATTGTTTCTACTTGCGTGTTTGTTGCAGAAGGAGAAATTAAGTTCCAACCAGACCCGTCATAAACCTTCATAACATCATCTGTTGTATTAAAATATAAAGCTCCAGCAACTAAAGCATCGCCATCATTATCCAAAGCAGGGTCGCTAGTCTTAGTACCTAGATAACGGTCATCAAAAGAGTCGTAAGAGTTAGCCGCATTTGTAGCAGAAGCTGCAGCATTTGATTCGCTAGTTGCTGCATTTGAAGCTGACGTTGCAGCATTTGACTCAGAGGTTGCCGCGTTTGCTGCACTTGTAGCAGCAGAGGTTGCACTGCCTAGAATAGAATCTACATAACCCTTTCTAGTTAAATCATCATCAGCAGATGGAGTTGCGGTAGATGTTGCCTTGTTAGAGCCTAAGACTATGTTGCCAGTCATAGTGCCGCCAGCTAAGGGCAGCATTGTATCGGCATAGGCTTTAGTAGCTGCGTCTGTGCTTACCGTGGGAGTGCCAAGACCTGTAATCTTGTTTGTTCCCATTGCGATAGCACCAGACATGGTGCCACCAGCTAATGCAAGTTTCGTAGCTATCTGATTAGTAATTGTGGTTGCAAAGTCAGGGTCATCACCTAACGCTGCTGCTAGTTCGTTTAAGGTATCCAGCGTACCTGGAGCAGAGTCAACAAGACCTGCTACTTCTGTATCTACATAACCTTTAGTTGCTGCGCTTGAAGCAGCCGTAGGGGTGGCTAGGTCAGTTAGTTCTGCTGCGTTAAAGTCAACAGTCCCATTTAGTACAAGGTTGTTAAGCGTGGTCGTACCACTTGAAGCAGTTACATTACCTGTTAAATCACCAGTAACATTACCTGTCAAATTACCCGTTACGTTACCTGTTACATTTCCAACTAAAGCCCCGGCAAAATTTGTATTAGCGGTTATTAACGTACCAGTAATAGCTTGGGGCGTAGAGCCACCAACCACTACTCCGTTTACTGTACCGCCTGTTAACACAGCATTAGAAGAGCTTAGGTTTGAGTTAGCGGTAACTGTACCAGTAGCCGTAATAGCCCCAGTTGTAATTGAAGAAGGATTCGTTCCAAGCTCAATAATTACTGCACTGTTGTTCTCCGTAAAGAGTCTCTTGTCTGCGGTATTTACAGCAAGCTCACCCTGAACTAAGTCTGAAGCCGTAGGTACGGCTGATGCAGTTGAGGAAAACTTAGTAATAATTGTAGCCATTTATTTCACCACTTAACTTTATCTGCCCAGTAAGCTGCTGAACATTTACCTTTAGCAATGTTCTTTGCGTGACGCGCCTTAAAAGACTTCCTCCTCGCCTTTTCTTTTGCTGTCTTCGGATTCTTGCCAGCACCAGATACGCCCTGCTGACCAAAGCGAATTGTCTTAATACTTCCGTCCCCACATTTAGCTACAACAACGTGGCTTTTAGTAGGGTGATTAGGAGTCCTCTTAGGTTTGTTAAAACCAGAGACACCTGCTCTTTCTAGTCTTGGGTCTTTCTTTTTCATATTAAAAACTAGGGGGCATTACGCCCCCCAGCCTATCCTAACTTATACGTCAGGGACACAAAGGATGAAGCCACCTTCTGGACGGTGTGCTTGAACACCATAGAGGGTGTCAGCAGTGTACAGAGTGGACAAATACTCTTGCTTGTACTGAGTTTGTGAACGAACGCTCATTTGCTCAGCAAGTACAAGGGCATCCTTGTGGATAAGATATGCACCGCGAACATCAGCAGAAGCACCAGTTGCAGTGTTTGAAGTTGAGTCTTCAATGAGTGGGCAGTTAGAAGAGACGTAAACGTCAATTCCATATACTGAACCAATCAGACCAGACTGGACAGTTGCGCCTTCACGGAAGTCAGCAGATACATAACGCTCAGTACCCATGATTGCAGAACGCAGCGCAGGTGGAATGATAAATGCGCGGTCAGTCATTGGGACATCGTTATCGTCCATCAGCTTAATCAATGCACGAAAGCCAGCATCAGTAAATACGTCAGCAGGCAATACAGTATCGTCAGTGTAAGCGGTCAGACCATTAGATGCGTCATTGAAGTAAGTGTTTGCGCCTTCCCATGCAGTACCAGTACAAGTACCAGTAACAGGAACAGTCAGGTCAAACGTACCACTACCGAAACCAGTACCAGCGCGGAACAGGTCATCATCAACCTGCTTAGCAAGAGCGTAACCAGCATCTTCAGTGTAGAACTGTCGGAGTGAGGCAAGAGCCTGGACTTCAACAATATCTTCAATCAGACGAGAATACTCGTAGTGACGGTTGATAGTGATAGTGGTTTCACTTTCCAGATTAGCCTGCATAGTTACAGCTACGGCTTCTTGCTTAGCATTTGCCGCGCCACGAACAGGCTTAGGAATGTGGATAACATCACCCTTGTTACCAGACATAGTCATGGTCTTAACAAGAGGAGCCATCTTCAGAGATTTTTGATAAGCAGCAATTACTTCGTCAGACCATATTTCAGGTACAAAAGTATTCGCTGCGGTTTTGTCTACAGTTGCGTTTGCAGTAAAAAACGCACCAGAAGTTTCACCAGCCATGTTTAATTTCCTTTATCTTACGCGCTTCTCTGCATACGCCCGACGAATTTCGGGTTCCATGCTTTGATAACGCCTTGGGTCAGTCTTCATAAGTTCAATAATATCTGCCCTTCGATAAATCTTTTTGGATGGGGTTTCAGAACTACCTTTAGCCCCACCAGTAGAAGCCTTCTTAACAGCATCCTTTCTAGCATCTTTCTCGTCTTGAACAGCAGTTTGTGACATCTGCT